GTATCAGTTCTTTTATTTGATCCATGATATTAACCTATATTATTTTTTGAAAGTTGCTTTAACGACTTTAGATTCGTTAGTCAAACCTACGGCATAATGTGCAGATACTACGATATCAGTAGACAATGCTTTTGCATGACGTTCAGTTTCGAGGTTAGCTTCTGCTTTAGTGTAGATAGTAACAGCTGGAAGAGCTGGAGTACCGTCTTCAACTTCTGGAGTCAAGCATACGATGAAGTTGTCGATGTTAGCCTTGGAATCGTCGATACGACGAGAAGGAACGACACGACAGCCAGCGATCATACCGATTTCGCCGTTCATCATAACGTCGTTACCGTATTTATCTTTAGCGATGAAGGAATCGTCTTGACGAAGCACTGTTACTTGAGAAGGAGCGACAAAAAGGACTTTTTCAGTAGCAGTTTCTTCGTTTAATTTATCGATAGCTGCCACGATACCTTTATAAGAAATTTGTTTAGCATCGGTAGCTACCAAAGTAGTAGTACCCAATGCTACTAATACGTCGTTATCAATTTTATCTGCCATAGACAAGGACAATTGATAAGTAGCTTGGCCGACAGGATCGCCTAGACCAGAATTAACTGCTTTATCTGTCAAAGTGATAGCTTTACCAGCTGTCTTAATTTGAACAGTTTTAGTAGAAGCGGACATAGTAGCAGTCGTTACTTCAGCACCTTCTGCTACGTCTTCAGCTGCACCGATATAAGCCCATGCCGGAATTGTTACAGTGTCGCCAGGAACGCCTTTAAGTTCTTCGTTAACAGCTGCGAATTGTGTAAATTTTAATGCTTTAGGCAAGCCAGCAGATACCATATCTTGCATAACTTGAGGGTTAATAATATTTGCGAGTTTCGTTTCGTTTGCCATTGTTAGATGGTCTCCTTGTAATTAATTAGTGAGATAATTCTTCGTACAAATCGGGATCGGATTCTTGTAACTTAACGCGATCGAGATAAGATAATTTTTTGAATTGTTCTTTAGTTAAACCGTTATCGGTTTTAGGTGTAGCTTCCCCTGGTATAACTCCTTTAATAGAATCTTGTTTAAATAAATATGGATCAGATTCTTTTAAGGATTGAATTTGTTCTTGAATACCAGTGATAGTTTCGTTATCGTAAGTGATTTTAGAGCGATCTAATAAGCCTGTTAAGATGGATTGATTCATAGCGCCGGCTTGCAGTACTTCTTTAGCGATGGCTGTGTCGATTTTCATGTTCTTAATATTTTCGACGTAATCGGCTTCTCTCTTAGCTGCGGCGTCTTGAAGTTCTTTGATTTGAGATTGTAATGCTTCGTTCGCTTCGTTAGCTTTAGATAACGTGTTAATATCGTTAGTTAGGTTTTCAATTTCTTTCTTAGCGCTCTTGTATGCATCGTTCTTCTCGTTAAATTGAGCTTTAGATACGTAGTTTTTACCATAATCTTCTATAATCGTTGCGCATTGTTCTTCGGAAAGGTTGAGTGCTAATAATTGTTCTTTAGTCATTGAGGGAAACTCCTTAAATTAATACATTTCGTTTGATTATCGTGAGTAACATCTCACATTGAATTAATTAGTTAATGTTTGTTCTTTATCGTCTTTAAACAGTAAAAAAAGACAATATAATAAGAGTGGCGCCGATTAGGTTAAGTAATCGGACTTCCACTCTTCGTAAGTCATATCGGGTATGTACTTTGTCTTCTGATCTAGTCTGGATGCTCGTGAGTTAAGCGGTACGTTCGGTATCATTGTCGAACGGCAATACGGATGAAACGGAGGCGCTGTTATTCCGGGTTTAAAGTCGGACAACGGTACGATATGTTTGTCGAGATGCCGACATATCGAGGACGTATGCGTATCGAGCGTCGCTAAGATCTGGTATTCTTTTACGTTTAACTCCTTAAAAGAATCGTGTAACGCTAATTCTTGAACGTATGCCGTTTCTGTTTCGACTAGGCGTCGTACATTCGAGGTTTGTGTATTAAATGTATGTGATATACGTTCTGTCGTACGCTCTGACGGTTCCTGTGCAATAAAGGAACGTGTTATCTCTTGACGTAGTTTGTTAATGAGTACGTCTTTTTGTTGCCATATACGATCGGAGAAGTTTTGTTCGTTCCAGGGTTGTTGTAATGTGGCTAATATCTGTTTCTTAGGTACTTGTCTGAATGTTTGATAGTTACCCATGATAGATTGTGTAGTATAAGCTGCTTTATAATAACTAGATTGGTATTGCTTAAGAAGGAAATCTGTTAAATGAGTATTAGTGTCGGCGGCCATCTCTTCGGCGAATTGCTGTGTCTGTATCCAGAGCGCTTCGATGCGTGAGAGGCGTGATCTTAACGATGCGTTCTCGAGGAGCTTGATCTGTTTAGGAGACAAGTTCTTCTGTTGTGCCAGCTTTATGTATTCTTTTAGCGTTAGCTTAAACGCCTTAAGTTCTCGTGCCGTTAATTGTTTTTTGGCTTCTTGTAAGCTTATGCCGTTAGTATTAGCATATTTCTGATAGAACGACTGTATTTGTGATAGTTGTTTCTCGAGTGCATATTCAGTAATCGACGATAGTTCGTTAAACTGCTCTTGTGCATCGAGGATACTTTGTTCTTTATCGCTTAGAAAACGATCTTCCCAGTACATGATTAGTTACCTTCGTACGTATAATCTTGGTTTAAGGTTTCTTGTCGCTCTTTCTTAATTTGTTCGAGCTCCTCATCGACGTTAAGTGTAAACGGATGATTAGCTACGAGAGTTCTTTCAGATAGGATACCGACAGAGTTCTTAATAGCATCGATCGTGTCTTGTTGGTTAACCGGTAAGTCACGATTAAAGATAAAGTTAATAGAAGTAATAATCGGGAGACTATTAAGGGAGCGATAGGCATTAATAAAGTCCACTAAATGATGTAGCGACGCTTGGAATTCTGCTTCGAGATCGTTAGCGTCGAGGTCGATATCTGAGTACATCGAATTAATATTCATCTGGTTCGGATTATTGGCCATACGGTCGTCCTTCGCATCGAAGCCTCGGCCATTCGTAATAATCGCTCGTTCGAGTTCTTTAATAATCGTCGTATAATTCGTAGCATCGACGTTAACGTTTAATGCTTCGACGTCGCCTTGCACTTCAGGAGTCGAAGAGATTTTAATGACGCCGTGTTTAGCTAAGTTATGTCGGAATTCTTCGAGGTTAGTGCCGTCGTACCCTTTAAGCACTAAGATCGTATTATGCACGTCTTGAGACATCACGTTAGCGAAATTAGATATCATTTGATTGAGAGCATCTTGAAGTGTTTTAATACGATCGAGTAAGAATGTTTCGTCGGAATTAGGCTTAAACCAGATTAACGGTACGGACGTCCAGTTGTACGAGATATCGTTCTTATGGATATACGCCGTATTTAATTTGGACGTATCGGGAGCTAATTGACCGTTAGAGTAAATATAATAATGTACGCCTTCGGGTAGATAATATTCGACGTGTGTTTCGGTCGTCGTGATAGAAGGACTTTGATAGATCTCGACGTCGTAGAAATGAATAAAGGCATCGAGTTGTT